CTCGTCTCCCGGTCGTCCTCCGGCATCTCGTCGTCTCCACTCACGTCCGTCACTACACCGGCACGATGCTCGTCGCGCTGACCAGCGACCGGACGGTCATCTCCACATCGCACAACTGCGCCGCGCCGATGACGACGCTGTTGACCTGTCGCAGGACGTGCCCGTTCGCGTCGACCAGATACGGGGTAATGTCCACGCTGATATCACCGTTCCACGGCCCGCCGAGCGCGGCCGTCCTGTCCGTGCCGTTGATCGTGATCGTGAACGCCGGGCTGCCCGCCGCCGGCCCGAGGTAGATCCCGTAGGACATCGGGTGCGTGTGGTCGCCGACAGAGTGCGAATGGCTCGGCACCGTGTGGGTGTGGCTCGACTCCGACGACGATGTCTGTCCGTCGACGTCGTGCGTGTGCGGTGTGGTCAGGAAGCTCTCGAACTTTCCCGACCCGGCCTCGGTGCCGTTCCGACCGACATAGAATCCGTAGGCCATCCCGGTGGCTTCGTTCTTCATTGTGATCTGCTGCATGTAGGCGGGATCGCTCCATGTCGTCGTCGGATAGAAGTCGCCGACCAGATGCGAGTGCCCGCCGGACGACGTCGTCGTCTTCAGCGCGATCGTGTGCGAGTGCGACGAGCCGCCCGAGGATGTCGCGCCGCCCCCGCTGCTGGTCGTCTGACCGCCGCCCGCCGCCGCGCCGGTGACGTTGCTCTTGACCCGGCGCTTCCGCACCGTCAGGACTGCCTTGTGCAGCAGCGAGACGTTATCGTCGAACGTCACCGGGAGCGTCGCCGGCTGGCCACTGGCTACCGACTCGACCGACGGCCCGTGGATCTCCCGGTAGGTGTACGGGCGCATCGCCGTCTTGATCGCCCACAGGTCGTCGATCGCCTTGACGATCGCGTCCCCCGGCCCCGGCTGTCGACGATCCACCGTCGCGAGCTCCAGCCGCCACGAGTCCGAGCCGCTCTCGTGGAACTCGCGCTCGAACCCCATCAGATACACGTTCGCATCGACCGACTTCCACAGCCGCGTCCCGGCGTCGTCGGTGACGATCCCCGTCCACTGCAACCGCACGGTCTGCCCGATCGTGAAGCGTGGCGTCCCGCCGGCGTAGTGGGTCAGCCCGACGACCGACGCCTCGTAGAACTCGGTCGGGTTCGCGTAGTAGCCCAGCCACGCGCTGGCCGCGTCGTAGAGCGTGTTCGCCGCCGCCGTCTCTTCCGCCGCGCTGTTGGATAGTGGCGCGATCTCGTCGAACTTCAGCACCTGTGTCCGCGCCCCGTAGGCCGCGACGCTGGCCGCGTCCTCCAGGTACCAGTAGGTGTTGCCGTCCGGCCCGGTGGCGGTCTGGATCGTGTACGGGCTGCTCCGACCTGAGAACCGCAGACTCAGCGCGTTGATCCCCTCGCCTGCCCCGAGCGGGATGATCCGGTTCCAGATCGCCTGCTCGGTCGCCGGGATCGTCAGCCCGGTCAGCGGGATAACCGCCATCTCCGGCCCCGCGTGGTCGACCTGGCGGAAGACCAGCCCACTCGACCCGCTCGCCGCCGCAAGCGATACCCGCTGTGTCAGCGGATCCTCGACCGCGTGCCAGCCCAGCGTTTCGGCGATGTTTCGTAGCGCCTTCCAGACCGTCGCGCCATCGAACCGCGCGCTGATCGTCGCGCTATCGACCGCCCCGGCCGTCCAGCCGGTGCCGGCCAGCAGCGTCGATACCGCCGTCGCGACCGTCGCCCCAGAGAATGTCCGCCCCAGGAGCGTGTTAGCCCAGACGAGCCGCGCCGCCGTCGACTGCCCGGCCAGCTCAAGCAGGATCGCCCCGTCCTCGCCGACGACGACCTTCGGCTGGTCGAGGATGCCCCGGAAGACCTCGCCCTCCCCGGCGCGCCGGATGCGTATCTCACGCCCGGCGGCCAGCACGTCGGCGTTCGCCGCGATCGCCGGCACCGTCGCGCGGAACGTCCCGATCTCATCGGCCCGCATGCTGTAGGACGCGGCCAGAGGCGTGGCAATCGGCCCCGAGCCGAGTCGGTTGCCCGACAGGTCGTAGACATCCAGCGCCACACGCGGCTCGGTCACGATGTCGATCGACTTGATCTGGAGATGCTCGGTCGCGCTGACCGTGCCCGAGTCAGCGAGCGGCACCGTCGCCGATATCGCCAGCGCCTCAGCCGCTGTGATCGTCCCGTCATCCGCCAGGCCGAACGCGATCTGCATCGCCTCGGTCGCGCTGATCGTCCCGCTGTCTGCCAGTGGCGTCGATGCGTCAACCGTCAACGCCTCGGTCGCGGTGACCGTGCCCGAGTCCACCAGCTGCGGCCCGATGGTCAGCGACTCGTCTGCCGTGATCGTGCCCGAGTCGGATAGCGACACGTGGTCGATGATCTCGACCACGAGATTCTCCGCCGCCGTCACCGTCCCGGAGTCCGTGAGGGTAAACGACGCCGCGACGGTCAGGTCATCCGTCGCGGTGATCGTCCCCGCGTCGGCGAGTGGCAGTGTCGCCGACACGGACAGGTCGTCGGTCGCGCTGACCGTGCCCGAGTCAGCGAGCGGCACCGTCGCCGATATCTCCAACGACTCAGTCGCCGTGATCGTTCCAGCGTCGGCTACGCTCTTCTCGACCAACCCCGGGTGATAGTAGATCGTGACTGAGACATAATCGACGGACGCGGTTTTGGTGCTGCTACCGTTGTTGAACCCGGCACGGAATGCGACATCGAATCCCGAATTGAAGCTCGCCGCCGTCCACGACATGCCCCAGAGGTCGGAGGGCGTCCCGTTCGTCTCGGTGACGTCGGATGTCGTCCATGTGGACGGACCGTTCGCGGTGCCGCTGCCAGCGACCTCCAGCTGAATGGTTTTCGTCCCGCCAGTGGATGAGGAAAGTTTCCGCTCGATCCTCACCTCGACGCCGTCGATAACATCGTCGGCGGCCAGCCCTGCGGCAGGGAATGACACCGTGAGGAGCACCGACATGCCGCTCCCGCCGAAGTCCTCCCCCTTCGCGACCGTGGACGTCGCGTAGGAGTTGTCGGACGCGGTGACGTTCGATGAATTGGTCCATCCGGACGCGCTGGACGGTGATAGTGTGATCGACGCCATCGCCTACGCCCTGACTACCCTAGACGCCGACGGTCACGGTGGCGGTGGCCTGCCACGTCGAGCCGCTGCCCTTCGTGCCAGGGCTCTGCACCTTGCGCTGCATGATCTGCCCGCCGGACGCGGCGTTCGCAATCGCCCACTCGTTCCACGTCCAGTTCGCCTCGCTCGTCGAGAACGTCGCCCGGAACGTCAGGACGTTCCCCGACCGTGTCGGGTACGTAGCGTCCATCCCCTTTCGCAGCTTGTTCGTCGCGGCCTGCAGGTCGGTCTGCCCGACCGCCTCCGCCGTCGCCGAATCCCCCGTGCACAACCGCGCGTTGCTGTTGTTGAACGCGGCATACACCCCGCCGCCGATCAGTGCGTCCGCCATCAGCTCGCGTGTGATGTTCAGGAACATATCGTCTCTCCGTTCGCCTGTTCGTTCTGCCGGCCGGCCCAGCGCCGCTCCAGCATCGTCACGATCTCCGGGTCGGTGACGGTCAGTCCGTCTTCCCCGACCCACTCATACGACTCGACGACCTCATCCGGTGGCCCGTCCTCCGGCGTCCGGTTGTCGTTCCACTTATCGACCCGGAAGTCGATCCGGGAGTACGTTGTCAATGTGTCTCCGAGCGTCACACATCACCTCCTCTGTGCTCTCCGCACTCAATGCCACGTCGCCGAAAATGTGACCGTGATCGTCGCGTTCGTGCAGCCCGTCACGGTCAGCGACTGCGACCCCGGAATGAGCCGCATAAATCCCACTTGTGTCGAGCCGACCGTGAGGTTGACGTACTCGTTCGCCCAGGATGACCCCGAGTCCGTCGAGCGTGTCACCGCATAGTTGCCGCAGTCGATCCGTAGCCGGTGCGCGCTGCTCCCGGCCGTCCGCGCGATCGTGAACGTCTCGCCGGTCAGCACGTTCGTGATGCTCGGGTTGACGAACCCCGACGCCCCGAGCGCCGCGATCTCGATCACGATCTCCCGTGCGTCGGCGTCGCCGTCGTTGGTCACGTTGACCGTCGCCGGACTTCCCGCGAGCGTCTGTGTCACGACCGTCGGCGTCTCCGCGAACCAGTCAGACAGGCGCAGAAACTCGACCGACACCGGCTGCGTGAACATCGACTCATACGAGACGGTCAGATCGGGCATCCGCTCCGCCCGTGCCCGCGCCCATCGCTCGGTGCCGTCCCCGCCCTCGCTCCAGAGCCGCCCCTGGCCGATGCTCTGGATCTGGCTCCGCAGCGCGTCCGCCTGCGTGTCCACAGCAGCCCCCGTCGCCCCGTAGAGCACCGCCCGCAACCGCTCGTTCCCGACCCCTTTCGGCGCCGGCATTGCCCCGAGCTGGTCGACGGCGTAGTCCATGCCGAGACCCGGCGCCAGCGCCGTCCTCAGCTCCTGCGTACTCTCCGTCTCCGCGCGATCCATCGGGAGCATCACGACCGTGCTGCCATCGCGCGAGACGAAGCGGGTGATATGTCGTGGCGCTGCCATCTATGCCACTCCTCGCGCACGCAACGACGCCGACACAGCCCAGCCGATGTCTCGGCTCGCTCTTTCGGCGTCGGCGCGGTCGGTCGCCTCGATCGTCACCGGCCCGTAGTAGTTGACGTTGACCCCACCGCCGGTGCGCCCGAGACGGTTGAGCGGGATAACCGCCTCCGGCCCCGCCTCGCCGATCAACGCCAGCGTCGGATCGGTGACGATGCCGCCAGCCGCCAGCCGTGGGATCGTCGGGATGTCCGGCGCGTTGACGCTCAGCGTCATGCCTGGAATGTCCGGTATCGGTCCTGGCATATCGAATGGCCCGACGCCGAAGCTGAACGACAGTGCGTCGTTCACCCCGCCGATGAAGCCGTTGATCTTGTCGATCACGCCGTTCGCCGCGCCGATGATGTCGCGCAGAATGCCAAGGATCTTGTCCTTTGCCGACCCGATCGCGCCGGTGATCGTGTCCCAGATGCGCGACCATGCGCCGGTGATGCCCTCATAGGCGTTGCTGATGGTCGTCTTGACCGCGCCGATCCCGGTCGCGACGATCCCGACGATCCCGAGACCCGCGTTCCACGCCGTGTCGAGCGCATCCTTGATCCCGCCCCACGCCGTCGACCACGCGTCGCTAATAGCCCCGGTGACAGACCCGATCGTGTCGCGGACCGCGCCGATCGCGGTCTCGACGATCGTCTTGATCCCGCCCCAGATCGTCTCGGCAGTGTCCCGGATAGCGCCCCAGACCGTGGCCCAGTTATCCCGGATCACCCCGACAACCGCGCCGACCACGTCGCGCACCGCGCCAACCGCCGTCTCGATCACGGTCTTGATCGCGCCCCAGACGGTCTCGGCGATGCCGCGCACCGCGTCCCAGACGGTCTGCCAGTTGTCGCGGATCGCGCCGATGACCGTCTCAATCACGGTCTTGACGATCCCGATATACGTCTCGACGACCGTCCGGATGATCGGGAAGACCGTCTCGACGACCGCCTGGATCGCCGGCCAGACGACACCCCATACCGCCTGAATCGCGGCCAGCGCCGTCTCGATCGCCAGCCGGATGGCTGCGATGGCAACCTCGACCGCCGCCTGGACGATCGGCCAGACGGCCGCGATCACGACCTGTAGCCCGTTCCAGACGGCGTCCCAGATGACCTTGATCGCGTCCAGCGCGACCCCGATCCCGACCTGGATGGCCGCGATAGCCGTCGTTATGTACGGACCGATGAACCCGATCACTGCCATCACGATGTCGCGTATGCCGAGGAAGTTGCTCTCCCACGCGAGGTACAGCGCGGCAACGGCAATCCCGACTGCCGCCGCGACCGCCAGCACCGGCGCCATCGCAACGACGGTCGCCAGTGCCGCCGCGCCCGCCGCCAGCGCCCACGCCACGAACGCGGGCACGACAATCACCATCAGCGCCGCCGCCAGACCGATCAGGATCGGCTTGATATGGCCAGAGATGAATGAGATCACGGGGTCGAGCGCGGTCATGATCCCGGACGCCGCGTCCGCCAGCGCCGAGAACGCCGGGATGAGTACCCCGCCGATCGACTCCTGCACCTCCCCGAACTGCTGGGTTAGCTTCTCCCACTTGCCGGCGTCGCTCGCCGCGTACTTCGCCGCCTGCCCCTTGAACTTCCCATCGACCGAGTTCAAAAGGTCCTGCGCGGTCGCGCCTTCCGCGACCTTGATCCCGTACCGGCTCAGGACGCTCGTGTTTTCGTCGCTGACGCGGCCCAGGAGCTTCGATGCTGTCAGCAGATCCATGCCGGTGCCGCGCGACAGATCCTGAGCGGTCGACAGTCGCCGCTGCGCCTCGTCCGCGTCACCGGTCAGGCTCGTGAGCAGCGCCAGTGCGTCGGCCGTCTCACCGTCGGTGAACCCGAGCTCCTGGCCCTTCTTGATCGTGTCATCGACCGACCCGGCGTAGTCGTCCCACGACGCGCCGGTGTTCGTGACGGCCTGCTCAAGCCGGCCCATCGCGGCTTCGTCGTCTGCCGCCCCCTGCGCGCCGTCCTTCAGCCAGCCGCCCATCGACTGCAGCGCGCCGCCGGCCACCACGCCGCCGAGCACCGAGCCGAACGTGCCCCACTTCGAGCCAAGACCTTCGATCTTGCCCTCGAATGTCCCGGCGGCTTGCCCTGCGTCACCGAAGGCGCTCTTGGCCTTCGACGCGTCGCCGAGAATCTTGATTGTGACGCTGCGTTCAGCCACGCTGCTTTGCTGCCTTCTTCGCTTCTCTGCGCGTCGCGTCTACGAGCGGCTTCAGCCACAGATAGTCGATGTGGTCCAGGCCTCGGAACTGCTCCGGCGTACACCAGGGATAGACGTGGCAGAACCACGGCATCTCCTCGACCTCTAGGTCGCTGTGGTGTCCGCCGGCGCCGTAGGGTCCGCAATCAGCGTGATCAGACTAATGAGCTGCTGCTGGTCGACGTCCGCGTCCAACGCGTCCTCGAACGTGAACACCGGGTTGTTCCGCCGGCCCAGCACCCAGAGCAGCGCCGTCATCGTCAGCCAGTCGGGCGTGCCGCCGGCCTCCTTCAGCTTTTCCAGCCCGGTCATCTCGTCGACGAACGACTTCCCGGTCACACGCTCGAAGTCGATCAGGTCGCGATTCTTCAGCCGGATGGGTTGGGTTGTGTCGATCGTTACCTGCACTGCCGTCATTGCCCATCATCTCCACTAGCCGGGGAATGCCCGGTTCAGCGCGTCCTCGACCGCCTCAGCGAACTCATTGGTGATTTGCTCCCGCTTGTCCTCGACGGCCACGTACAGGTTGTAGTCGGGTTCGCGCTTCCTCGGGAACTGCGCGTGCGCGCCACCGGACCCGAAGTTCCAGCCGCCGAACCATGCGACGCCCGTGCCACCCAGGAGCGTCGCGCCGGTCGTCGTGCCCTTGCCCTTGATCGACGCAATCGCCCGCGACCCCATCGATGCATGCGTGCCGGAGATCGTCACCGCGCCCGCGCCGGCGCGGCTTTGCGCCTCGCCCTCGACCAGCGTTGACACAGCGCGATACACCTCGCGCAGCTCCCCGCGCCAGCCCTTGTCATCGGACATGTCGCGGAGCGCCTTACGAAGCTCCTTCATGCCTTCGACCTTGACCTCCGGCTTCGCGGCCATCTCAGATCACCGTGTCGTCGGTGTGGTACTCGACCTTCACGACCGCGTCCGTGCCGTTGTCCAGCGCGCGGAAGTTCAGCGGCTGCTCCAGAATCTCCGGCCCGCTGATCTCCGGCTCGCCCGGATCGACGAGTTCCGCCGCCGCGAAGGTGAAGACGAGCTTGTACGGATTGCTGGCGGTCGGGATCGTCCCGCCGGTCACGGTCAGCACCATGGCTCGCTGTGTGCCGGCGACGAAGTCGTTGTACGCGGCCAGGCTGGCAAACTCGCCGGTCGCGTCAGCGGTCGCCTCGGAGATCCCGTTCAGGATCGGCTCCTTGCGGTTCGTCGACCCGATACAGAACCGCTCTGTGTCCAGCGCGCGCTTGCCGCTGAGCGTGAACTCCTTGACACAGATCGCTGAACCGCCCCACGTCAGCGACGCGTTGGTCCAGAGGAACTGCGCCCGGCCCGTCACATACGACGGGCTGGCCAGCGCCGTCCCGGTCAGGACGTTCTCAAACACCCACGTCGTCGTGAGCTTGAGCACGCCACCAACCTCAAGCTCGAACTCCCACTCGGTGATCTTGCCGCCCTCGTAGGTGAACGGGTTGACGATCCCGCCCACGTCGGGCTTGCCGAGCTGGACAGTCGCGGAGACGCCCGCGCCACCCGACGCATCCGGCGTAAACGTGTGCTTGTACTCAGCGGTGACACCGACCTGAGCCGATGCGCTCGCCCCGAACATCTGCTTGAAGAGCTTGCCGAACCCCTTGCTCATCACCGGCAGGACGACATCGCCCCCCGCGCCCGAGACGTAGGTCGAGACGTTCCCTGTCTTCAGGTACTGCGACCCGAGCACCGGAGATTCGACCTTCCCGAGCGTCGTCAGGATGTTGCTGGACTCAATCTCCAGGAACCGGTCCACCGTCACCGGCGTCCCGTAGATCGTCTCCTCCTTGATGCCGAACTGGCTGGACAGACCCGAACCGATCGCCATCAGTCACCACCGCCCTTCTTCGTCGCGGCCTTCTGCCAGACCTCGGCCTGCTCCGCGAGCCGCGCCGCGTGGTCCGCTTCGAACTCGCCCTCGTCCCCGGCCGCCACGATGACGTACCCCCCCGCCGGCAACGGCACCTCGCGGCTACCTCCGCTGACATTCCTGAGACGAACCATCGTCGCCATCGTCAAGCCTCCTATGTGCTGACCATCTCGACTTGCGCGTCGAGCGACCATCGCAGTCCGTGGATGCGTCCCCGGTCGTTCCCGGAGTACAGGTGTTCGTAATCGCCAATCTGCGTCACGACATAACTGCCGAGGCCGAGCGATGGGTCTGTCCTGACCTCGTCTTCGATCTCCGCAAACCAGCTCTCCGCGAGCGTCATTGCCGCCGCCGCCGCCTCGTCGCCCGCGCCCGGCTGCAGGACGATGATTTCCCCGTCGATCGTGAACCGGTCGCGCTTGATCGTCTTCGCGGCGTACGGGTACTCCTGCCGTCCACTGACGCGCACCGCCAACGTGATGTACGTGCCCACCTCAGATTGGACCGACGGCGGCGGCACGTAGGTGAAGACACGCGCGGCGGACAACCCGGCTCGCAGCGCCAGTCGCGCCGCGAGCGCGTCGAGCACGGTCTTGACCTGGCTGCTCGTCGTCGCCATCAGCCCACCACCACCCGTCGCTGCATGTACTGCCGAAGCACCTTGTCGACGAACGGCAGCTCGTTGATTGCGCTGCCGCGCCCCGAGTACCCCGGCGTCCAGTACTGCTCGCTGCCGTACTCGTTCGACGCGGAGATCGTCCGCGACCCCAGGTTGCTACTGACCATCCGGAACCGCAGATACAGCAGCGCCGCCTCAACGATCCCGGCCGGTGGCCGTGCGTATCCATGCTCGTAGGTGACACGGACGTTCTGTCGGCCCGGCACGAACGCCGTCCCGTCCCGTCGCCGGATACGGCCGTTGTTCAGGATCTGGACATCGGCCAGCTCAGCCGGTGTGTATGCCGTCCACGCCCCAGTGCCGCGGTCGAGCATCTCGACGGCGCGGATGTCGATCGCGTCCAGATGCGAGATGAATACCCAGTCCTGACCCGCGCCGTCGATCGTCTCGCGCGTCAGGCGCGGCACAAACGACACGCCGCATACTTGCTCGAACTCTTCCGCGATCGCCTTCCGTGCCTGCCCGATCGCGTCCGTCGTATACGTGGCTGTGCTCGCCAGCGCGCCGCCATCGAACGCCCGCGCCTGTCTGAACGTGAACAGCAGCTCGCCGACAATCTCAACCGTCTGTTGCGCCGCCCCGTGCGTCGCCGATGTCCAGCTGACCGTCAGGATGTCGAGGTCGGCCTGCCCCGCCAGCGCGTAGGTGCGTGCCGCCGCGCCAGACCCACCCGTGGCCGCGCCGGTCACGATGGCCGTCCCGTCGAGCCGCGTGACCGTCACCGTCGTCACGCCAGGATCAGCGACCACGCCGTCGACGTAGAACGTCACCGCCAACGTGGCTGCCAGCCCCCGTTGAATCTGCTCGGTTGTCGGCTCGATCTCGACGACGGCCATCGGCTAGCCCCGCTTCTTCTCGGATATATCAGTGACGGTCAGCACTTCAGCCTCGCTGGCTGGCTCATCCACCGCTGGCTCATCCACCGCTGGCTCACCCACCGCCCTGGCATATCCGAGCCGCTTGGCGTCCGCCGCGTCATAGATGAACGCGGCGCTCGGATCGTCCGCCTCAACGACGTTGCCATCACGATCGACGTAGACCTTCTCCCGTGCCATCTGCTGATTCCTTCCTTCGCCTGTCAGGTCTGCGCGCCGACCACCACAAACGTGATCGTGGACGTACCGTTCGTCGCGGTGACGATGTAGAGCTTCCCGCCCGTCGTGTCGGCATAGAGATCGCCGACGCCGAGAAAGCCAACCCCCGTGGTGTTGGCAACCGGCGCGCCCGCCCCGCGAAACACCCGCGCCGCTGAGATGCCACTGATGATCTGACCGCCGCTGATGACTGGCATATGAGCTCCTTTCGGCGT